ATCTCATCGTGAGCAACTGGATCATTAACACCAAACTGCCCATTAAATGTTTTGAATATAAATCTATCTAAAATTTCTCGTTTCATAGTTTATTTGTTTTTAGTTTTTAATTTAACCTAAGCATCATTGCTTCGGTAGAACAAAGATAAATAAGTTATTTAATAAAACGAACAATTTTTGTGAATATTTTTACGGTAGAATTACCATATCTTAAAGTTGTGTTTTTGTGATTTTTTCACAATAATTGGTATTTAAAGTTGCAAAATTGCATTATTAAGTCCTTTTTATGACTATTTTATCTCATTTTCGCTACTTGCTAAAGGTATTGCACTTTCTACAACCTTAACATTTACAGTATTAATAGTTACTTCTTGGCTTACAGTTTCTTTAGGTTTGCCATACACCCTACTCATTAAAGTATCTAAAGAATATAAGCTGCCTTTCTCAAGTGATTTCTTTAAAGCATTTGCTACTGTCTTTTCTAATATCGTTGCATTTGGATTTTTAAAGGTATCTGCCAACTCTTCAAGAGTCATAGACATAAGCACCTGGATAGCATCGTTTACCTCACTCATTTTGTACCCTTGCTCTTTTAAAGCCGATACAAACTTTCTTGGTCTGCCATTAGGATTTCTTACCTCTCCCTTTTTAGCCGGTCTTAAATTCTGTTCGTTAGCCATTTCTCTTATTTGTTTCTAAATTATCTATTAAACTTTTCGTTAAAGTATTGCTCTGCAGATTGGTAGCTATTACTCTCAATGTATGCAGTTTTAACTTGATGCTCGTGTATTTGTTGAGCCTTTATGAATGCTATTAGTAAATCATTACCTATGAAGTATCTATTTTGCTCCATGAATGACCTTAAAAATTCTATGGGATCTTGTTGCATAGTTATTTATGATATTCTATTGTTTTATTGTGTAGTTCTTGTAAAAAATCGTTATATCTCTTGTTTTGTCCGTACCTAACATGGCATAATCTACAAAGTGCCATTACATTCTCAACTTTATCTTGCTCTTCTTTATTGTTTTTACCGAATTTGCTTCTTGGGACTATGTGGTGGAAATCATGACTTTGAGATCCACAGCATTCACAAGGTATAAAATCAGCTATTGTATAACCAAAGTATTCAAGATAATCCTTTGCGTATTTCTGCATATTAAAATTCTACTCCACAAGATGGGCAGATAGTTCCAGTTCCTTTTGTATTATCCTCTTCTTTATCTTCATTCCAAATAGGAACATCTAAACCCCAATTTTGTAGTTCTATTGCATCCCATTCATTAGCTAATTGCTCATAATCCCATTCTCCAGCATTGATATTATCTCTAATTAAGAATTCTTTTAGCTCTTTAGCATTGAAATCAGTAGCTTTCTTAACCCAAGTATCCTCTATTTCTTTATAATTTAAGTCAATTAAAGCTCTATATCTTTGATTACCACCTACTATTATATTATTCTCATCTACAATTATAGGTCTTAATTCAAGCATTTTAGGGAATGTCCTTATGCTTTCAACCAATTTCTTAAAATTCTCGTTTCTTACTACTCTTGGATTTTCTGGATTGAGCTTTAAACTTGATAACTTTATCATTTGAATAGTTTACCCTCTGTTTTAGTCATTTTGTTTATTAAATCTATTTGCTCCTGGTTGTTATCGTAATGGATAGCTACTCCCAATCTTTTTACCACAGACCACTTATTGCCACCATTCGTAAAGTAAATATCACTTCTCTTAATACCTAACTTATCAGCCACATCAAATACCTCTTTACTATCCTTGCTTTGTCTTGCAGTAATAATCAATACTCGGTATCCTTCAGTTAACATTTGCTTTGCTTTATCTTGACCTTTAGCAGTACTTAAAGTGTCATCAAAGTCAAAACTTACTATTTTTGCAGCAAATTCTCCTTGAGCCAAGATTGCACGATATACCTTCTCGGCTTTCGCTTGAGTATCATACAAGCAAGATCCATTGCCTATCCTATATTTACCATTTGAGCACTTATATATTGGCATCTACTTTCTTTTTAGATTTCTTACCATTCGCACTGTCTTGATTAGGTGCTTCACTCGGTTGTTCAGCGACTTTAATGCTTTCTTTATATTTATTGGCATAATTATATACTCGGTTTACAAGTTCAAAAACGCAGCTTCCACAGTTATTTCTATCATTGCTTTCATATAGATACTTGTTGTGGATTGCTTTATATTGCTCAAATACTGGTTGAGTTAGATTTCTCAATACTTCATATTGGATGCTGATTGAGTTGTCTAATTGGGTAACAAATAAAAAATCTAATTCTTCTTGTGTCATTTTCTTATAAATTTTATGATTAATTGAAATAAGATTACTGAAAGGAATGCACCTATAATAATCTGTTTAATATAAATAGGTAAAATTGAAATAATTAAATAAGCATACACCGGCAGACAATATTCACACCCAAATGGCTTCTTTTTTAAATACTTATTCCAGCTTGGTACTTGGTAGATTTCAAACCATACTACCATTACAATCAAAGTTGTTAAGATATTTTGTAGCATATAGGAGTAAATTTGTTTTCTTTATTTTCTTGTACTTTTTTGAATACCTTATCCAGCTCATCAAGTATCTGGTCAATGTCCCATTCTTTAGGAACATCTATTTCGCATTCAATAGTGAATTTGATTTTCTCATTAAATAAGTCGCTCATTTTAGCTTTTCTTTTGATTTTAGAGATAGTTTCATAAATACTTCTTACTGGAATGCCAGTATCATTGCTTAACTTTTTAGCCTTGCAATTATATTTTAAATAGTATTTAAGAAGGTTGTTCTCGTAGAATGGTAGTTTATCGTGAAATTCCTCCACCTTTTCAAACTTTGCCTCCATTATCTCAAAATCACTTGGAGTTTCTACTATATTAGGTACTTCCTCATAAACTTTTCTAAATTTATTATGGAATGTACTGTCATTGGACTTAATCATGTTTAAAATGGTGCGAATAACATAGAATTTGAGATACCCATCATTGTGCATTTGGAATAATCTCTCTTCTGATAGATTACATACTACTAACATTACTTCGGATAGCAATTCATCTCGTAAATGCTCCGGCTGCATTTTAGAGATTACGTCTTTTAATTCTCTTGAATTATAAAGGTCAGTTATTATCTGCTGCCTCATCTTCGTGGATCATTGACAAAATTAAAGAATATGTTATAAGGTCTTGTAAGCTATCTTTCATACTCTCGTTTCTTGCCTCTTTGCCAATTAAATTGACAATTCTTGATATTTTTATTCCTATTTGATTAAGACAAACCTGGAATGCAGTAGTCCCACATAACATTCCAGTTTCTTTAAAATTGCTTAATCTATCTTCATTTGCATAGTCATCGCCTTTGCTTTCCAAAATGTATAATATATCCTTGAATATATCTCTTGCAAATTGTAATTGTTTCTCTTTGGTCATTAAATTATTTTTAAAAATTTTGCTTGTCTTTCCAAGCTGTCAATACTTTACACAATAGCTTTTTGTGTCAATCACTATGGTATCAGCTTTGTAGTCAGGACAGGACTCGAACCTGTATAGGCTGTCATTATAGAGACCACACATTCTGTGCTTTTTTACCTTTGGTGCTATAAACATCCAATGCGTCTACCAAATTAGCACCGCTATATTCCGCCACCTGACTATTTTATTTTTTTTTAAATAATTCATAATACCAATAATGTATTGTAATGCAAAAAAGTAAAAACAACATTACTCCGTGAAATATTAAACCTATCATTTTATTTTTATTTTATTTTTATTTTATTAATCAGGACAGAATGTTATAGGGGGAGTGTCTTCGTTTCTCTGCCTATAAGCATTCCGACACCTGACTTTTTTTTAAAAAGGTAAGTTTTCTTCTTTTTTAGTTGCAACCTCTATTTTGCCATTAGTCCAAGCTACCTTGCCATTGCCCACATAAACCCTTTTCTCTTTAGCTTCTCTTTGCTCTTTAGTTTGTTGTAAACTTATAGCAACATTATTGCCATATTTATCTAATTCATCGTTAATAGATGCAGTATAGTACTTATATGTACCATCTTCTTGCTTTAGGCTGAAATTTACCAATGCCGACATAGTTATTGTTTTATATTTTGTTATAAATTTACTTCAAAAAAATGACATAAAAATTTTTCTTTACCATAAATTTCAAAATTATGATCTTCTATTGTAATAAAGTCCCCAATAGTCATTTCTCCTAAATTTTCTAAATAAAGTCCTACAACTCTAAAATCTCTAAATAATATTTTTATAGTATAATTATTAGTTATAAGATTTTTATTAAATAATAATTGATATATTTCAGATACAAATTCTATATCACCATTAAATTGATATGCGTTTATTTCAAATTTTGATTTATAAAGTGCCATTTTTTTGTTCTTTTATTAGTTGTTCGGAATATTCCTCAAGTTTTGCTCTGTTCTCTTCGTTTAGAATTACATAGTTGTTTGCCATACTGTCAATAGCTCCGGCATTTGCTAAATCAATCTCATACATTTTTCTAAAATCTTCATGAGTTATTTTCATTAGTAAGTCCCTATTGATCCAATCTAATCTACCAGTATAACCTTTTAAAGTTTGTTTAGCTCCATAAGTTGCTCCGGTTTCTGTAATTATAAAATCAAAGTAATCTCTACTCAATTTAGCATAAAGTAAAGCCTTTGCAAAGTAAAAAGCATCTGTTGTTTTCGCTGCCATAGTGTAAAATTAAGAATTTTTGTTAATTTAAATTATTTTATTAGTTTTTTTTATTCACAATTTGTAATAATTGTTAATAGTTTGTATAAACTCATCTAAACTCCAGCATACTGCACATAAGTAGCCTTTTTTAGTTAGATAAGCCATTATTTTCTTTTGGGCTTCACTTGGTTTATTATATCCGTATTTCATTTCAATATAAAGTCCATGATATTCTCCCATAGGAGTTGGAACGCATAAGTCCAAAATTCCAGCAGTTGTTCCCTCTGCTTTCAGCCTTTTAGCAGTTGAGTAGGCTCTATGACCTCCGTTAGGGATTGAGAATATTAATTCTCTCGGATATTGCAACCTAAACCAGTTTACACAAGCTACCTGGAGTGTATGCTCATCTTTTATCATTTGTTGAAATAGTTTTTAAATGTTTTATTCCATTGCTCTCTTCTCTCTGCTATTCTTTGCGTTTTATTGTCCGTTTCTGGCTTGTTTGCTACTTGGTTTATACATTCTATTAGCTTATCAAAATATCCGTCTATAACCGGTATTTCATCGCTTACTTCGTTTATCTGTCTATCCTTTTGTATCTTAAATTGCTCATTAGCATAATCGCACTCAGCTGCATAAGTATTTACCCATTTCATAAATGCAATAGGACTTAACTTCCCGTAGATATCTCCAAAAGTGCCGGTTTTAGCCTTTACATAAAATAGCTTCCATTGTTCTGCAGTTAGATTGGCATAGTTATTACAAATAAGCTCTACAACATCTTGCTTTTGAGCATTATTCCACTCGCAACCTATGTAGTTCAAAAAGTTGCTTAATTGAGCAGCTACTCCGGAATAAATCTTTTCTACTCCTAATTCTTTAGATAATTGTACTAAAGTTTTTGTATGACTAAAGTCAGCTGGTGCATGATTAACCGAAATACTTTGCGACTTCTGGATCAAGTTCAATTCTTTGTCCTTCTTGTTTTGTTCCATAGTTGATTATTTTATTAAATTGCGAATTAATATTTTTAAGTAAAAAGTTTTCTTTTAACCATTTGTCTTTTGAAGCATAATCTAAAACTTTCATAAAACTGCTTACTATCAATTTTTCAGTATTAGATAATCCTTTTTGATTGCAGATATTTATAATTTTAGCCTCTATCTCTTTTATCATTTTTCCATCAATAGCCTGGTAAGTTGGTTTAAAGTTAAATAAAGTTTCATAGAATTCAAAATAAGCCTCTTTCATCTTGATATAGTTTGCAGATCCTTCTGCCTTATCTTTATTATTATTCTTTATTGTTATTACTTTATTCTTATTAGTATTAAATTCTTTAACATCTTGTTTTGAAGTTTTTTTAATACCAGTATTGAAAAAATTTAAAATCTTGTTTTCAACTATCTTAAAATGTAGTTTAGCCGGAATGCCTTGTAAAGAAGTTTCTATAAACCCATTAGATACCAATATTTTAAGAGCTTCCTTTTGTTTGTGATAGCTTAATGTAGTATCTCGTTCTATATTCTCGGAAGTATTAAAAAACCACTCTTTGCATTCAAAGTAGATCCATTTATCTACCAGGTCGGATATTAATATAGCAGCTTCCAACCCATATACACGAGCAAAGTCCTTATTAATTTGCCAATGTGCATTTTGGCTGAATAATTGTTTAATTAGCATAAAATAAAATTGGCTTAATAAGTCAATAGAGTCGCATTCTATATCGTTAAAAAGCCAGTTAATAAGTTTAATAATCTATGCGACAGATTATATTCATTAATAAATAGTAGTTCTTTAGAAATTACCGGCAGCTTTTACACTACCGGTAAATCAACTATGAACATACAAATTTAAACTAAATGGCTGACAAAAATTTTTTATTTACTGAAAATTTTTCTTTTTTACCTTGCACGATATAAACTTCCCCATGTTCAGCTATTAATTCTACTATCTCATCTTTAGCTCCATATACCTTAAATATCTTTTTATCTACCATTCTATTGCTTTTTATATCCTTTAAGAGTTTAAATTTCACAGTGCTTTTCTCATTTTAGTTGCCACTTGCATTATTGACTTTGCTCTTAATTCTAAAGATTTAATATACTTCATTACTTTTAGCTGGTCTTTCTCTATCCAATACCCTTCCCAATCTGCTGCCAGGTTTTTAACTATCCCCTCTGTACGAAGATAGTTGATTATTCTACGCATTTGGATTTGGCTCAAGTGAATAGAGTGCTCTTGCATCATTAAAGCTCTCAAATCATTGTTAGTTATCTTTTTATTTGACTTGATAAATTTAGCTACTTTTTTAGCTACGGAGATTTCATAGTGTGTCATAGTTTAGTTTTTATAGTTTATCTAAAAGGTTTATCCATTGTTTTTTCTACTTCATATATTATAATTGACTTGTATTCCTTATTCATAATTTCTTTAGGGTATTCATCAGGTATTTCACCTGTTGATAACATCCAATCTAAATAAATTTCAACATCATTAATATCATAAATGTTGCTAATACCCATTAGTAATTCAGCTGCTTTTTTTATCTTAGGTTGTAAATGCAACAATGCATATTTAATATCTTTTAAGCTCTGTTGCTTCTCCATTTCTTTTGCTTGTTCAAATTCATTTTTAAATATATTAATCATTTCTAAATCATAATTATTTAATTTATCTAATATCCATTGTACTGCTGTTTGTTTTTCCATAGTTATTTTAAAATAATGTATATTTTTCTACTTCTTCTTTAACTTTTTGCCAATATATAATTGCATTTAGTATTTCAATTGAATAAGTGTGCCAATATCCACTTGAAGGAATTGATTTTAATATCTCATCTATTGTTAATAATACACATTGTTTAGTTTCAAATAAGTTCATTGCCGATGTACCATCTCTATCAAGAACATTCATTCTAAAATTATATACTAATTCTTGTGCTTTTTCTTTTGGTGTCATAGTTTATTTATTTTATATATTTTAAGAATTTCTTTTAGTTTGTATAGAGATACCCTTTTTCCATCTTTTTTATCAACAGATTTGCCATTAGCACCTATTCCGTTTGCTATAACATTTTCAGCATCTATACAATCTAAACATACATCAAGTACTAATTCTTTTAATTGTCTTTTACAATAATTACATTTATTTTCCATAGTTTTTTATTTTAGTGAAAGTGAAGCTGGTTGTAAGATTAATTTATTAGGTGTTGCTTCTGGAAGATTATAGTATTGGCAGAATTTAGCATCATCAAAATACTCAATGCCATCTTTAGTATAGCTTGGTATTTCGTGAACTCTTTTATAAATGGCTGCTTTAGGATCATAAGTAAACATATGTATTTCTCTTATGCCATCGTTAAAAACAAAATCAATAATACTGTCGCTATACTTAATTATCATTTGAGTTGCATAGCATTCACGATTATACCTGGTATTGTGTACTTTACTTTTGACTAATCTGCCATCAACGTAAACGTGCATAGTGCCGACCGGAGGAGTTATTTTATAATTACCCATTTATTATTTTTAAAACATTATTTACATAGATTGTTGCAAGTTCTACCTTTTCAATTAGCTTCTCGCAGAAATCATTATCTCTATTAATATGCACTATTTTAAGCATATTTATTCTCGGATCGTAAGCAACCCAATTAGCCCAATTAGTGTTAGTGCATACCATATTAAATTGTACTTGAGCATAGTAATTCTTGTTATAAGCAAGTAAATCATCTCCATCATTGAATAATAGGTAGTCAATCATAGTTTCTCCAGTATATGGACATTTAACTTCTAACACTCCTTGACCTTTGTCGCTTTCAATCAATCCATCTGGACTGCCACCAGCTCTTTCTCCAAACTCAAAGAATTTAGGATTAGCACCACCCAAATTTTCTACTTTATAGCCGGTTTGAGCTTCGTAAACCAAAATAGCTTCGTTCTCTAAAGATTTCCCCCATTCAAGTGCATTCATCGGAGCTAATTGCTTAACTTCTCCACTCAAGATTTCATGTATTTTTCTATGTATGTAGGTTTTAGCAGTTGCACCAAATACCTCATCTTTCTTTTTGCTTTCTGTAAGTAAGTTTCCTATTTCGGAAGCAGTAAACTTTCCAAGCCTACTGCTCATCCAATTGTCTTGTTCAAACATTATTTTAAAGATTTTTTGCGATTAGTGAATAGTGTTTTTTCTGCATTACTCCAATCTTCTTTTGTAGAGTATAGCATTTGCAATTCTGTAATATCCTTACATTTAGCAAGTTTATTAACTAATTCAGCATCTATACCTACTGGCTCATCTTTACCATGAGTATTAGTAGCATCTGCATCTTTAGTATCATCAATAAGGAATAATCCATTTAATGCATACTTACGAGCATAAGAAGAAGATGCTCCAAATGTTTGTGAAATATCCATCCCTTTTTTATTAATATCAATTCCAGCAGCAGCAGATACTTTTGTTATTATATTTTGAGTATCATTGTCGGATAGTGTAGCAGTAGCTTTTATATAAATCACTTCCCCTTCATACTTTGAAACTTCTCCTTTTTCTGATATTTTTTCACTTTTAATAGTTGATCCAATAGACATAACTTCATCTGTAATTGCTAATGTACATCCATACTTTATTAATAATGGTTTAACTGCTTCAAGAATATCCTCGCAGTTTCGATACTTGTACTTGCCAAACGAGTTGAATTGGCTTTTCGGTGCTTTTAATTCGGTTTGAATTAATAATAATTTGTTCATAGTTGTAGTTGGCTTTTATAACTCCGGCCAGAAGTTTTACAAAAATAAGTAAAGTTTTTTAATTAACAAAATTTGTTTATAAAATAATATCATCATAAAGGTCTTTTTGTGCTTCAATCTTCCTAACTGCATTTAAAACAGTTGTATGATCTCTATTGAATATAGCACCTACTTCACTTAAAGAAAAGCCAGTTTTATAAAGTTTATACATTAAAACCATTCTTGGCAATACTATTACTCTTCTTCTGCTTCCACTCATCATATCTTCGTAGCTTATTTTATAGTCCTTGCACACTCCCATGATTGCAGTTTTAATAACCTGGTCCTTGTTAGCCTTTAGATTGTTTCTTAATTCTTTAATTTGAGCTTTAAGTTTAATTAACTCGTGGTTCTTCAATTTTAACTCCTTCGGTGTTGTCTGCATAATAAATGGATAGTTTTATATTTTCTTGTTTACATTTTAATTTCAAATCTACATAAAAATCGTGTAGCATATTATCTATTTCTTCCGATTTTAGAGATGCTTCAAATATTGTAGCTATTTCCTCTAATCTTGCTAATCTTCTATCCATGATAAGAGTTTTTATTGGTTTCTAATTCTTTGCAAATATATTCAATTAGCTCTTGCATACCATCTTCAAGCAGTTCATCTGGCTCAATGCCAAATATTTTAATATCCTCTACAATATAATGTCCTTGTATTCCAAGCTCTCTCTCGGTTGGTTGATAATAAGAAGTGAATGTTACCGGAAATCCTTTATATGTTACTTCTGCCATAGTTGGTATGTTTAAGTTTTGAAAAAATCGTTTTATTTCTGTTTGATTATGATTGTCATTCGGATATAGCTCCAGGCATTTTGTTCTTAATTCATCAAGTTTCTCTCCACTTGCAATTAAGTTACATATCTCTTGCTTTATTGCACTTATATGTGCAAAGGATTTCATCCATAAGTCATGATCTTCGCTATACATAAAAGTAAAGTCATGGTTTCTTAACATTTGAATAAGTTGTTCCATAGTTATTAGTTTTAAAAAAAGTTACCAAATGATTTTGTTTCTACAATAATTGTATTTCTTCTCTTATTGAATTTGAATTTTTGTTTTGCAAATCCTTCCAAATCTTCTCTTTTCCAATTTTTAGTTTCTACAAGCTCTTTAATCAAATCTTCAGTAATTTCTACTTCATCTGCACCACTGTGCATTCTTAATAATTCATTTAATTCGTTTTCCATAGTTTATTTTTTATAAATTTTACGATAAGTTTTTAATATTTCAGTGCAATCCTCATACCAGTCATGATTTCTGTCCGAGTATGGTTTGTTAGGCAATCTTAATTTATCAAAAGCAGTTCTATAAACCCATTTGAAATGCTTATTCTCAAATGCTGATCCATCTTTTAAAAGCATAATAAATAACCAAGCTAAATACTTATTAGTCGGTTTTCTTTCTACAAGCCAATTTCCTAAGTTCTCCATTATTTTTTGTTTTGAGCGTTAAAAAATACTGCAACAGTAAAGTAAGTCGCAGCTACCAAAAGAATACCAAGAATAATGTGGTCTTGTTGAATTAAGCCAAGTGAAATGGCAGTTGAAAGGATTGTTAATTTGTTCATAGTTGTTTTTTTAACCTCTGCATCATTGCTTCGGTAAAACAAAGATAAACAAACTATTTGAATAATTAACAAATTTTGTCAATTATTTTTTAAAGTTTTTTTTATAATATTGCATAACTTATTGGTTTTTAATAGATTAAACTATAAAATTAAACGGAATTAAAATAAGGCAGCATGAAATTTTCCAATAATTAGTCCCAATTATTCATAAAATAGTGACAAAAAAAAGTCCTAAATGCAGTTCTTATGGTATGCAGTTAGGAACATTATATCTAATTAAATATAGTTTTAACTTAAATTATCCTTTTATATCTAAATGAATATAGTTAATCATCAAAAAGCTCGGCATAAGTTTCATTAACAAACTTCTCAACTATGCGTAAAGATTTGGCTTTAATATTGTCTATAACTTCCCTATCTTCTTTAGTCATAACATTGTAACTTTCCATTGTAGTTAGTGCATAACAGAAAGTATTGATATACTCGGAAGCAGTAGTTTCATCAACTACCCACTCAATTTCTTCTTCTTCTTTGATTTGGTCCTCTAACTCTTCAGCCATGACTAAAGTATTTCGCCTTTGAATATTCTTTTGTTTTCTACTTTGAAGTTTCCTTCCTTATCAACAACTACATGAGCAAAACCATGAGCGTAATTATTAGCAAATGGTACATAATCTGGATTTAATTCACACAAACAACCAGTACTCCAAGTTGTAGTAATATCCCCACTTAAATTAGTTTCAGTATGTTCACTAACTTTGTGTACATGGCCTATTAAAATACTTTGTTTTGCTTTTACATAAGCACCACGAGCAGCATTTACCGGACTGAAAGCACCACGCATCAATAAGTGTCCATGATGAATAAATAACTTACCAGCTTTAACTAATTTAGTATCCTCAATTAAGCGTATTTTAAGCTCATTTAGGCCAAGTATTGACTCTAACGAAGCATTTGCTATATCCAATAATTCTGGAGCTTTAGCCATCATCCAATGGTTGAAGCGAACATCGTGGTTGCCAAGTATCCAGTATATATCTTGAGTAGGGAATGTAGCTCTTAATACTTGTAAGAAGTTTTTACAAACATCAATCTCATAAGCCAAACTCTTTTTTCTTGGATCTTTAAGGAAGCGACTAATTTGGTAGAAGTCAATTAAGTCCCCATTTATTACAATAGTATTTACTTTCTTATCTCGGCCATAATTAAAAGCACAAGTTAAAGCCTGGATATCGTGGTAAGGTACATGAATATCGGATATAACCAATATATTGTTATTAGCCAATGGAAGTTTAATAGGTATATTCTCTACTGCTTCACTTTTTGGGAATTGGTATGGATTTTCTGGATTTAATGGCTCGGCATTTTTGTTGTTCTTTCTTGTAGCTTCGCCACCTTTACCAAGTGCCTTATTGCATTGACTGTAGCAGCTTGTTAAATCATTGAATAGTTGTTTATGTTTATTATAAACTATTCTTGAGAATTGCCTAACCGGAGTATTTGGGAATTCTTGTCTTAATTCAATAATGATTTGTTTTTTTGTCATCGTAGTTGTTTATGAAAAGTATAAATTAGCTTCTGCATTTCTTCTTTTAAAAAGCCCATTAAGTTTTTGCATTTCTCCTTTTTCATCAATTAATCCATCACCATCATCATCTTTCCCATTATGAGTTCCATCAGCATTTGCCCATTTTATAAACTCTAATTTTATAGATTTATCATTTGGATATTTATTTACTTTCTTTAATAAAGTAGAAGTTTTTAGATTTCCTACTCCACAGTTATAAGCAAAGTCCGTTAAAGCATCTTTTTGGTTTTGGTTTATGTTGGTTTTTACTATCTCTCCTACTTGCTGAATGAACTTTATGAGTATTAATTCCAACAATTGCTCTGCTCTTTCTAAAGTTATAACATCGCCCTCTTTTACTGCTTTGCCATTCTCGTATTGAGTATTTCCATAGCCGATAGTCCAAATACCAGCCGGACATTTATAAGCCTTTAATTTGCAACCCTCAAATTCCTTAACTAATTCTTTTAATTTGTTAGATATTACCATACAATTTTTCTAAGAATTAACAATACAACCGAAAAGACAAACATTATATATAAAATAGTCCTTAATGTTTTTAATTTGCTATTTGCGACAATTAGAGCCTCATTAGCAGCCTTTAATTTACTTTCCAATACAAATAGTTTAGCAGTATTTTCTAAGCGAATTATGCTATCCTTTTTGATTGTTTTAGTTATTGTCTTACCTGGAAGATAAACGAAGCGAACAACCTCGTTATTGATTATGCTATCTTTTATTAAGGTATCTACACTCTTGATAGTATCGTATGAAATAACCTCTCTTATTTCTACACTCTCTTTAATAGGGAATTTATCAGCACAATTTTGTGCAATTAGTGAAGGGAATTTATTTTGAATTAACGCTAACTGCTTAACCGATTTCTTTTCAGTCAAGCAAGATGATAAAATGATTGTTAGTAGTAGTAAATATTTCATTTAATCTTTTTTAAACTTTTCAGCAGTTGCAGCACCTATCCCAATAAGCACTATATACATACAAGCATCTATAATGGCAGGACTCTCATGAGAAAACAACTTACTAAACAAGCATAAACTTCCAATAAGTGCCAAAACTCTTTTAAGCGACCACTTTCCATCTTTATCTTTTAACATTTTTACTTTTTAAATTCTTTTTGATTTGAATTATATAGTTAGCAATAGCCAATAAAGAAACGATAACACCCAAAATAAAGGTAATATCACTCTTTGTTAAGTTAGCTGCTACATTTAATATCAATGAAGATACTAATAAAATATTATTATTATGATGTTGATTTTCTACAAACATTTCTATTTAGTTGGGAATGGAGGAGGAGGTACTGGTTGATACTCAATAGGCTCAACATTAACATAATGGCATACTTGTTCGCCATCTACTTCTTTGCATTGTTGCTCGGATAAATAAAGAAACTCTGGATATACTATTCCATTAAGCTCCTCTATTGATATAACCCAGTTGCCATTTATATCTTGAATAGGATTAAAATGCATATCAGGTGCGTATGCTTGTCCTTTAATTTTGTTGTAATCTTCGTTTTTGATTTTATATATAGTCATCGTTTAAAATTTACACTTGGCGAGTTAAGTCGGTTTGGAATTGTTGAATTAAGTTATAAAGTGCTAAAGCCTCGGCATCACTCAAGCCATCTCCAATTGAAGCAAATGCAGCTTGTCTTGTTGTATATGCACTAGGAACACTATTGTTGTTTTGACAACCAATGAAAATTGGTAAAGAATTTAAAGTACCAGTTTGAGTTGATGTATCAGTAGCGACTAAAGAGCCATTTTTGTATGCTTTAGCAGAAGCACTTAACGCATTTACAATTAGATGACCTATTGAATTAGTAGCAGTTGATAAAGCATTTCTACTACCTATACTACCACCAACATAATTAGTTATAGTATCAAGTCGCATCAATAAGTTTGTAAAAGTTCCACCTAAAGTAGCACCTACACCCATTTCCACTTGACCAGTTGCAGTTGTACTATTTGTTCTTGAGTAAAAACTTAAATGCGAATTAGTAAACATACCAGCAGCAGTTTGACCTAACTTCGTATCAGCATACCCATTCGTACCATTCGGTTGAGCACCATTTGTAGAGTAAGTCCAACCTCCAGAAAAAGCTAATCTAAATGCAGCATCACTATCTTGTGGATTAACAAGGTTGAATTTCATTTGAGCAGCCATATCAGTTTGTAAAGTTTTATCCGTAACAAAAGGATAAACTGCTTTCATTTTAGTCCACAAGTTATTTGCTTTTAAACCATTGATTAAGGTATTAATAGCACTTACTTGAGTAGTACCAGTTATTTGAGTAGAGTATAAGTAAGTATTAGCTTCGTTAGAATAAGCAGAGTTATAATAGAATGATTGAGCTGCTTGAACACCACGAGATAAAGCTACTTGGTATTTTTCTACTATTTGGTTGAGTAATTGAGCATCTTGGTCTGTTAATGAAGTAGATAAAGTACCAAAAGCTATTTGTTTAGGATCAAAATAGTTAGCCGTTCCATTATCATTTGAAGCACCAAAATAAAAGTTTATACTCGGTTGAGTTAATCCAGAAGTAGCAGCTCCAGATAATTTCATTACTCCATTTCTATACAATTTTTGAGATGAAGTACTTGTTACTGAAGATATATGGTAAGCATCAAATGTTCCATAAGCACTATTTGCCATAGTGTTTCTACCCAAGTTATCGTGATATAAAGTGCCAGAACTATTAGTCCAACCTAAATGAGCTGACATACCTCTATCATAAGAAGTACCAGAAGCACCTACTTTATAAGTACCATATAAATTCTGTCTAAAATAAACCGAAAAAGAGTTATCGTATCCAGGTAAGTTAGTTAATAAATTAAACTTCGTATCAGCATAAGCATTAGTCCCATTAGGAGTAGCACCAGTAGCAGAATAAGTCCAACCACCAGACCAAGTTAAACGGAATGCTGCATCTAAATCTCTTGGATCTTTTAAATTGAATTTCATTGAAGTTGCAGTACCACCAACCATTGGATAAACTGCTTTCATTTTAGTCCATAACCCAGCAGCCTTCATATCCTTAACTAAAGTATTGATAGCATCTTTTTGAGTTGCATCAGTAAGTCCAGCAGCCGTTATAAAAGCAGAAGCATCCGAGTCTAACCCAGATACTTTCCTTAAAACATTAATAGAATTTCTTAATAAATTTAGCATTAGTATAAAGCGATTATATCGGAAGCAGTTGTGTTAGTAGACATTACTTTTGTAACTTGGATAGGCATAAAAGTACCATTAGCCACATTCTTAAATGTGAATACTCCACCATTACCCATAGTTACTGCAACATCTCCACCAGTTCCAATATAAAGACCACCAGTCAAATCAAGAACAGTACTATCGGATTTCGTTACAGAAATTGCACCAGCTGCTTGATCATTCGTTTCTCTCTTAAAATTTGCCATTGTATTTTATTTTAAATAGGATTAATTAGGAATTTGACACTCATTATATACAAAATCTACACCCAAAGTAAAGCTAAATCTTGCTCCACCCAAATAGTCCGGAGTTTGCTCTTCAACCACATCAAAAGTAACATCGCCTAAACGAATATCTTGATTGTATTTTAAAGCTGAAAGAATATCCCCTCCTATTTGAATGCAGTCGCTTTTAACTTCCTCAACATTGGTTTGGTCTTGTAAAGTTTTGTCTAAAGTAAATAACTCAACATTAAAGGTCATCACATTGCCACTTATAGAGCCATTTGCAACATTAAAAAATAATGCTGGATAGTTATTATCACCTTGCTCTAAAAAGTCCCAAGTATCGCCATAAAAAGTTGTTTTTATCTGCTTATGACTTTGACTTAACGACTTTATTGTTTGTATTACTTGGTTTAGTGTCATTTTTTTCAATTTTAGCCAAGAAGAGCTTTAACTTCTCAACATTTTTGTTGTTATAATTTTTTGCCATATATTAACATCCACAGTTTCGCCCAGTTTTGCCTTGGTACATACTTTCAAATGTCCTTTTCTCTCCATGCTTCCAATCCCAACATTCATCTAAAAATATTGAACTTGTATAAGCATCTCTATCTGGAATGATAGTGTCAAGAGTGCTTCCAGGATTTAAGTATAAAGGGAATAAACCAGCAGCAGCTTGGACTTTTAAATAGTTAATTAATCTTTCTTTATAGAACTCTGCTCTTGTTTTGTATCTTGCTGAAATATCTAATAAATCTTGCATTGATGGTTGTGTAGTGTTATCTCCAGTTTTTTGTACTGTTCCTTTAGTATACATTTGGAAGTTTAGCTCTACACTCAACTCACTTAATACATAATAAACCAAAGTATCTGCTATATAATCGTTTATTAAAGTAACCTCATCCGAAGTCAAGTTATTAGCTTGAATACCAGTAAGAATGCGATTATAAAGAGCAGTACCAAGAGCTGGATGAATATACATATCTTGACTCGTTTTGATTTCTGGATAAAGTAGTTTTTCATCTACATTACCAGCTAAACCACTACGCTCTTTAATTGAATTTGGACTTATTATTAATATATTCTTGCTCATTTTTATTTGTTTTTACGCATTACGATATTGCTTTTCCATTCGTGTCGGCAGCTTGGAGAATGAGTACCATCTGGCATAGTCCACCATTTTCCCTTGCGATCCCATACTGAATAACCTAATCTTGCACTCATTGTTTCAATATCTGCTCTTGAATAGAACTTATCTAAAGACATTAATCTTTTACAAAATTCTCTACTTGGATGAGCACTTGTATTTCTTTGGTCAGCTGGTACTATATCTTTCCACTCATAAGAGTATCTAATTAAAAAAGATTTAGTTTCTGGCTCTATTTTAGTCAATTCGCTTAAAGGAGCAGTTAATTCATGTATAATTACTCCGTTATCCATTCCTTGAGCTAAACTTCCACTTTTAATTAAATCCTCAATATTCCTATTTACAACATCAATATCAACCTTTAAAGTGTCTGCAATTACCTCTGGAGTTATTCTTTTATCCTTGCTAATTAAGTCAAGTATATCAGCTTTAGTTTGGTTTATTGATGCAAATAATTCATAATCGGTATAATCATCAAATCTTGCTTTCTTTTTGAATACTTGGAAGTTAGATGATGGTTCACCGAATTCCTCAAATATGAAATCTTCGCTCATTTTTTGTGGTTGTGGTTGGTATAAACTTGCATCAATACCTAACTTCTCTAATATCCACTCTTTAGGTGCTACTGCAGCTATTGTTTGCTCTCCAAATTCAATTCCTATTGGCTCTACTGCTATCAAAGTCATTGGCTCTTTTACACCTCTGTAACTGCCAATCATATTGATAACTGCTTCAATTTGTCTTTGCTTGTAATTAATATAAGTATTTTTAAATATCTCATATCCATCACGCATCTCTTGTCTGCTTCCTAATTTACCAGGCTCTGCAATACCAAATAATGCTGGAGTAGTAATTTGATGTGATACATAGATATTTGTTCTAATTAATTCATCAGTATGGCTAAAATCTTCTTTAGTTAAATCACTCGCACCTAAATCATCTATAATAGGTTTTCTATTGCTATCGTTTACAAATGATAAAAGGAACTTCTTGCCATCACTACCAGTAAACTTATTCTCAAACTTGCGTTCAATAATTCTTTTCTCTTCTGGATTAGGCTCTCCATTTGGTAAGGTAATTAATTTACTCGGAGTAAAGCCAGTTTGTGCATTACCTAAAACATGCTTACTTACTTCAATATCACTTTCAATATAGTTTAAACCACCAAAATAAGATGGCAAAGGATAAATGCTAATTCCGGCACGATATTCTTTAGCAAATAAGATTTGACTTCCTTTAGGTACATTAGGATTAAATGCCGGATATACTTTTGCCTCTTCGTGTCTATCTTTCCAATTATCTTTAACCCAATATTGAGTATTGTCTTTATTTGTTCTAACTTTTGAATAATCTATATGGTATATATCCGAGATCATTCCATTCATTGCCCAAATAACTTGCAAATAAAAGCCACCAAAGATTTCGTTATCAGTTACTATCTTTTTAGTTACCTCTTCAAGTGTTTCAACCTGGTTTGCGTGTTTAATAAAAAGCTCTCCATAAGCATCTCCAGCTTTCCAACCATTTCCACAAATGTAATTAATTTTACCTTTTATTAATGCTTGATGCTTTGCAGATTTCTTATAAAGCTCTAATAGATATTCTGGATAGTCATTCATATGACCATACTCATAATAACCTATTCCCTTTTTCTCTTTATAGTCCGGTTGTCTTGCCTCTGCAAATGTTAATATACTGAAATTATCCATAAACTACATATGTATTTAATGTATCGTGAGTTGTAAATACTGTATTATTGTCAATTACCCTTACTAAACCAGTTTCAAGAACTTGTCCACTTGTAGCTACTGCTGAATTAGATCCAAATACTGTATAATTCCATTGACCTATTGTCAAAGAATTAAAAAAAGAATAAGGAAATTCATTGTATCTATTAGGATAAGGACTTAAATCAGTGCTTCTCAATTTAGTAATAGTTATTACTTGCTTCGTAACCACATTAGTAAACTGAAAATACCAATAAGCCCATGCACTCGTTTCTTTTTCATTTAGAGTGAAGATAAAATTAGTAGGATTGTCAATATTAAGTACCATTCTATATGTAAATAGGCAAACCTCTAAAAATACAAAAAGGAGTGGTAAAAACCACCCCTCTTTTATATACAACTACGAACAACCTTAGTTTGTAATAGCATTGATTGTAGAAGCTAATACAGACCACATTGGATCAGCTTCCATTGCTTGGAAAGTTAAAGAATAACCATTTCTGTCTCCAGATGCAGTACCAGTTGCAGAATTACCAGAAGTAATATCTAAACCATTTTTTGCGCCTAATAACCAGAAGTTACCATTCATATCTTCTACGATAGCCATCAATCTGTTTTTTGCAAGTAACAAGATTTCGTTTCTTGTAGCAGCAGCTAATTTATTAAGAATTACAGTTAATTCTTGTTGGTAAAATATAGTACCATTTTGAACATTAGCAGTAATAGTTTCAGTTAATGAAGATGTTTCACGAACTTGAGCATACTTCCAAAACTTTTTACCAGTAGCCATAGTTAAAGTAGCAACACCAGGAGCATAAGTTGCAGTAGCATTATCAAATTCTACAAATCTAACTGACTTTACACCACCTAATGACTCTTTACAGTCTAATATAAACCCTTGAGTTAAAGGACAAGCCATATTATTTTAATTTAAGATTTTAGAAGAAAAGTGGGAGTATTTAAACCCCCACTATAATTTTATTATACTAATACGAAAGCAACTAATTGAGTACCAAACGCATAGTTCACACCCATTTTGAATTCGCTTACGAAACGAACTTCATCAGCTTCTTTTGCGTAGAAGATTTCAAATTTCTCTTCTTCGTTCAATAAGTCAGTACCCAAGAATAAGTTTTCTAAATTAGTAGCATAAATTTTAGAAGTACCATTTAAACCTGGAGTAGCAATAACTTCTACTGAAGTACCTGGTAAGAAGAATGAGCTATCAGCTTTAGCATCAACTGCATAATGGAACATATTAGCATTTTTCAATGCGATAGTATAAGTTCTAAATACATCTTGACCACAGAAGATTTTAGCAGATGGCATTGCAACGATTTCAGCCGGTAATGCTTTGTAAACTGCATCAAAGATTGCAACAACATTTGAAGCTACGATACCAGTAGAAGTAGTAACTGCAGCAGAGATATACGGAGTAGCATTTGCAAGAATAACAGTACCATCAGCAGCAGCTAATTTAGCGATACCATCAAATTTGTTTAAGTTTGCACTACCAGAAGCAGTATCTCCTTGCCATAAAGCAGTTTCTAATTGAGCAGCAATACGAGCAGATTTTTTCATTGAATATTCTTCAGCAAATACCATTTCAGTATAACGAGATCCTGCAGGTAATGCTTTTTGAATATAAGAACTTTCTAAAGTTTTAACGCAAAGAGCTTCATTAACTTTGATTTTACCAATAGTTACAGTTCTTTGAGTAAATGTAGTAGTACCAGAAGCATTGAAGCCACAAGTTCCACCAGCTTGGAATACTGCATCAGTATCCATAATGTTGATTTTTTCAGCAGATTTTACACCCACCATTACATTACCTTGATTTTTAATCAAAGTAGCAGTTTTTGCACCTAATACGGCACTTGTAACCAATAAATCTTGGTTTTCAATTGTGTAATTGCTTAAAGCAGAAATGTTAAATGACATGTTTTTTTAATTTTTAATTGTTATTTACTTTTTTAGCCATCTCTAAAAATCTATTGATTTTTTCGCTTGACTTGTCTATTTTTTTGAAAGAGTTTGGAGTTTCAATTGGATCAGCAGTTGCAGTTGTAGCTAAACCTTCAATAGCAGAAGCTAAATCTTTAATAGCTGCTTCAAATTTAGAATACATTGCATTAACAACATCTTCTTGTTTAGCGAATTGTGCAGTTTGTGCTTCGCATTGAACTTTTGTAGCTGCTAATTCTTCTTCAAGTTTAGCAATCTTGTCTTTCATTTCTTGCACAGAAGCATCTTCTTCTGGCATTGCATCTTCTTTAGGAGAAGCGATTTCAATAATAGCACCAGTTTCATCTAATTGAATAGATGTACCATCAGCTAAAATGTACTCTCCCATCGGTGCAGCAGTTCCATCAGCTAAAGTAACAAGACCACCTATCTCATACTTATCAATGTTGATTGTAGTACCATTATCTAATGTGTACTCTACAAACTCAACTTGATTTTCTGGAGTAGCTGGAGCATCGTTAAATAACTCCTTCACTTTGTTTACGAAATCAATTGGATTCATACTTTTTTATTTTAATTAGTGAATAAATACTTTAGTGCAACTTAACTTGTTCAAGTAAGTTTTTAATTTGAGCTTTTATTTGCTCTGCTTTCATCTCTTCCGGTCTTTTATACTTAAATAAACCCTCAACCGAGAAGCCTTTGAAATCTCCGTTCTTAATAGATGCCCATACTTCTGGATTATCTACTTTAAAACTGCCAAACCAACTACCCTCTGGTGCATCTTCAAAACCTACCATTGGTTGTATGCCTCTTTTCTTTGAAGTAATAAAGCTCTCAAATAAAGTAACACCATCAACGATTTGCATTGGATCGTGCATCAAGTTTACATTTGCTTGGTATCCTTTTTGGAAGTACTTTTGTACTATCTTTTGAATAGTAGCTGCATTGAATACAACATAATACTCCCCATTTGCATCAAAACGATATATTGGAGTATCACTTAACATTAAAGGACCAGAAACGATTTGCTCATCTTCGTTTATTGAGAATTTCATTTTTTGAATGCTTGTTAGTTTATTTTCTGCCCAAGTTAAAGCAGCTTCGCCACCCCAAGCATCGTACATTAATTTACCACAACCATCTTCGTAGCTTTTAGAACTTTCTAAATCTATTTTATGTCTACTTAAATAAGAGTACATTCTTTGAATAGTATCTAAACTGATTGGCTCTCCACTTGCTAATTGATTAGCTCTTGTTTTGCCTACCGGAGTGCCACAAGTTCCCCAACCATTTTCAGTTGCCCAATCTAAAGCCTTTTGAGCAGTATTCTTTACGCTATCTGGATAGTCGCTAAACGAGTCAGCAAACTTTAAAAAATTCTTTTGAATTGCTGGTTTATCTACGAGTGCGATGAAGTCCACTTCACTATCATCGTTGAAGTCCGAGTTGATGTCCAAGTAATATAATGGAATGTTTGAGTCATATTTCATAATAATAAATAGTTTAAAAGTTATTTAAAGCGACTTGAATTAAGTATTCTTGTTACTCTATTTTGTGAATTTGTTACATCGCTCTCTAAAACATAGGCTTTTATAGCTTGATTTCCAAGTGCGTTAATTGTGCCTTGATTTAAAGAAGTAATTGTTTGTTGAATTTGTGAAGTTGGAGCAACCGGTGCAGTCATACCACTTTGAGTTGGATTTCCTCCACCAGAACTATTTGCATTTGCCCCTTTAATTATATTTCTTGCAGCAGCTATATTTGCTATGATTTTAGCAATACCTACTGCATATTTAGCAAATCCACTTAAACCACCAGTAGCTAAGTTATCTGGAGTAGGTGCAGATGAAGTTGCAGTTAAATTAGAAATAGAAATACCAGTATCAATAGCAATTTGAGCCAATGCTAATCCTTTTTGTAAATCAGTTCCTTGTTCAGCTGCATTTGCCAATATGCCTAAAGCATCTCCAATTTCACTATATGCTTGTTTTCTTGCTTGAGCTTCTTTTTGTGCTAATTCAATATTCATGAAAGTAGTATCTTGATTTTTCAAGGTACTTTCTGCCCTAACTGCATCAAGAGTTTTATAAGCTAAACCCAACCTTTCAATAGCATTTATTTGCTTACCTTCAATTGTTTCAAGGTCTATTTTATCAATTTTCCCACCACCCTCAGTAGTAGTTTTTCCACCGGTAGCAGACTTCTTTAATGATAATTCATAACCAGCACGAGTATTTTGTAATGCTAATATTTGCTTTTGTAATTCTTTATTTGCTCTATCTCCTTTGTCTTTAATGTCTTTAGGATCAAAAACCAATCCGGCAATACCCCCATAAAAACCTTTCTCAAGTCCAAATGTTTTACCGAATGCTTGACCAGCCATATCAATACCCCTCAATAATAATGTTATTGGAGCAGTTATGAATTTTAATACACCCTCTAAAATATCTTTATTTCTTTGAGCTGCTTTTATTTGAGCATTCTCAATAGCTATTTGTGATTGCAATTGAGCTTCTAAAGATTTAATTACTTGGTCGGTTTGTTTTATTTTAATTCCAAGTATTTCCTTTTCACTTTTACCTTGTAATTTTAATATATTATCTTGACTATTTAAGCTATCAAGTTTTTCCTTTTCTGTAGTAGCATTTTCTTGAGTCTTTGTATTTAGTTTATCTTGCTCCTCGCTTACTCCACTAATAGTACTTTTTATTTCATCCCAATAAGCTACAATAGCACCTAAAGCAACTACTAATAAACCAATACCAGAAGCACCAATTGCAGCTTTTAAACCATTAAAAGCATCTACTGCTACTGTTTTTAAATTCTTAAAGCCTTGAATACCAGTATCTAAAAATGTATTTAAACCCTCCGATAAAGCTAAAGCCCCTTGTACTTTTAATAATGACTTTTGTAAATCTTCGCTTTCAACACCAAAAGAAGCCATTGCCCCTTGAACTGCTGCAAATGCTCCAGCTATACCTTGAACAGATTGAGATACTGCTTTAAATTTAGCATCTGGATTAAAAGCATCAGCCATTGATTTTGCATCGCCTATTCTATCTCTTAATTCGGCTACTCGTTTAGCTGCAGTTACTGCTTCTTGTGAATTTTGTCCAAATTTATCAGCCATCACAACCAAATCGTTGGTTGCATCTCTTAACTGCTTCTTAATGCTACTAACTGACTCAACTGCTTGAGAAGAGTCAATTACTACCTTTGTACCTACTATATTATCTGCCATTTTAATAAATTGTGTCTATTACTTTTAATAATTCTACTTTCGTAGGTTTCTCGCTTAATGGATCGTAACCATCTACTTTGTTTATTCTCCACATAGTTCCATCTATAAGTATGTTTTTTGCAAAATCTAATGTTCTTATGTCCATGCTTGTTAAATGGAATTGAGCAGTAAGAATTGTACTATTAGGATCAGTTATTTCTGCAAAATATTGACTCCAGAAAGCATTAAATAACCCATAATTAATTGTGCTTCCGGATATATTATAGTAAATCTCTTTAGGAGATGCCCAACCAATTGACTGAAAATAAGTACCATTTGCCGGTACTGTAGGATGTTCCCACATACCAGAATAAGGATAACGAGTGATTGAATTTTGAATAGTGCCACCACTTGTAGTTGATAACTTCCAAGAGCTTGAAACATTAATCATTTTAGTTTGTAGAATGCGAATATTACTTGCTTTAATATCTTGAGTTCCATTTACTGGATCATAAGTAGCTAAATAAGGAATAATTTTCTCTTCTCCATTAGGTGCATAGTTTACAGTACTTGAAAATATAACCTCTAAATCTTCTTTGTCTTTAGCATATTCATATTCTGTATCATAACTAAAGTCCATAAAACCTTCGTTATATTTTTCTTTATATACTTTATTCCAATATGCATCATCTTGTTTAAATTTAAAATTAAATACTCTTGCATTTAATTCCCCCATTGGTTTTATTCTAACTTCTTGACTTCTATCAAGTTTGTCGCTCCAATCTAAACTTTCATTTAAGTAAAAATCTATATAAGGAGTGATTATCAACTTTTTAGCTATATTTTTATCCTCAATTACATAAAGATTGAACATTTTAAGAATTGAAGTGAAAAAGTCAGTTATTTTAATGTTTTTAGGAACACAATTGCTTATATCTAAAATATCGTTTATTTGAGCTGGAGTATCTACTGCAACTGAAGTAATAATATCCCATGTAGCTGACTCAAAAGATATATAAGGAGTAGTTGTTACCCCAGAATATGGAGTATAATCTATAATAACTTTATAAATATCATTTGTAGTAAATGTATCGGATAAAGAGATTGATTTTCCATAACTATATAAACTATTTAATGCCGGTACTTCAAAATTATCTAATGTTTTATCAAAAGCTCCATTTTTGTAAAGTTGCAATGAATAATATCCACCACCTTGTAATTTGATATTAAAATAAAAATTAAAAGTACCATTTACAGTAGTAGCTCCAGTATATTGATATTGACCACTTCCAATGCTATTAAAATTTCTAAATGTTCCATAATACCATAATATAGTATAAGGTGCAGTTCCAGTATTGAATAGTACACTTGTATTCAAACTTAATAAACTATTTGTTTTAATTTTTAGCCTATCATCATTATTAGGTATAACTATTGTTTTAAAAAAATCACTATCAAAAAATGAACAACTATAAGTATATCCACTTAAAGCAAATATCCTTTGTATGTATTCTCTTAAATAAACTGCCGGTCTTAATGCTTGTTCATGAAAATCATGAAATCCATCTACTTTCCCATAATTTATAAGTGGGTAAAAATACCCAATACCTGGATTGGTATTTCTATTATTCCAAGAAGCATTAATATTAGTCCAATTATAAGTATGGTTTAAATTACCAAAGTTTATATGTTCAAGATATTTAGTGCCTATTGAAGTATTATCTTGTGGATTTGTAAAACCTTTACTCAACTCATAATAAAACCCACCTAATTCTCCAAATACTGCACATTCATATTCTGTATGATTAGCATACTTGACAACTTCCATAACCCTTAATTTACCCTTAAAGATTTGAATATTGTCTACTAATATAATACAATTGCTTCCAACTGCTGCAGTATAATTCTCATTGACATTTGGTGCTTGAGTATTTACATTCTCAATTGCTATAAACCTTCCAAGCTCGGATATATGGTTGAATATCTTATTATTCTTTTGAGTTCCTTGTATTACTATTGTCTTTGAATAGCTTGTATTCTTACTCCCAAAGTCCTTAACATCATCAATAACATAGCTAATCTCACAAGCTATATCGTTTGTTAAATCTAATTCAAAACCCTCTACAAATATTTGTGTCCTCATTATCTCAATTGAGTTTGTTGTGTTCCTAATAGAATGTCTATCTCTAAATTGAATATTTTATCTGCTCCTCTTTTCTTTTCTACCCAGTCGCTTGTTTCTATTGTTACCGGTATCATTATTGCATTGTTATCTATTTGAGCAAATACTTGAGGAGAAGCCAATAATTCTCTTAACCATAAAAAATCAGTTTCACTTATATAGTCGCTTACTAACTTAACCTTATGAGCCATTGTATTTGAGTAGTTAGTTTTAACCTCGCCTAAATATCCATTCGCCACTCTATCTAAACTTACATCTCTGTCTAAACCACTTGAAGTAAGTGTAGTAATTAACCCTAATTTGCTTATAGATTGTCTTTCTATGTTTGTATTCACACGATTAACCCCAGAGAATAAAAAGCTCTCAAAACCACCAACTGCATTTAGAAAATGTAGCATAACTGGATTATTCTTTGAGCAATTTGTTTGCAAAGTTACAGTTGAACTTGGCATATTATTAATATCATCCCCATCCATATAATATCTAATTGAATGGCTATTAACTGCTAAATTCAAATCAGCTGAAGTTATTTTATGAAGATATATACCATTACTACCAGAGTCAGCTTTGCTTATTAAACTTCCACCATTTATTGTATATGACAATTGTCCTCCAGAATAAACTGTACTTTTATAAAAAGGAACAAATACACTATAATTTCCATATAACTGCAAAATCCTACTTTCATTTGAAGTAAAATATAAATTATCCCAATATGCACCACCTAAATCATTTTTTAGATCATCGTTTAAAAATGATGGGTAACCATACCAGGCATAACTCGTTTCAGTAACTACATTAGTAGTAATTACTCCACTTGTACTTTCTGTTCCATACTTTACTTGATAGGTAATATATGGCAAATACATTGAGCTTATATTGGCTTGTATATAGTTCTTTATTATTGGAGCTACATCAAGATAAGCATAAGTAGTTGAAGCAAATGTAATAGCCTTATATTCTCTTAAAACCATTACTCCATTGATATAAACATCAAATATGTAACGATTGTATGAATATGGCAAAGAAACTACTTGATTTTCTCCGAATGCATGAATGACTGGTCTGCATAAAGACCTCATTTGATTTATGGCATAATTGCCTTGTAAAACTGCTAAACTCATTATTTATTATTTTCCCATGAATTTTTAATTGCTACTTGTACTTCAAAACCTACTGCTTCGGATAAGTCCTTTTGGAACTCTGCTGAATTAAATAGTTTTAAAGCATTGTCAAAATAGTTTGTAGGTTGAATACCTTTCTTTTTTATACTTCTTGCAAATGCAGTCGCTAAACTTCTCAACTTGGTTGTTTGGCTTACTGTACTTCTTATTGATTTTCTTTTCTTTTCTAAACCAGATATTGTGTACTTATCACTTGGTCTTATATTATGTCTTGATATCCAACCTTGCATTGCATCTATCATTTTTTTAGATGCTCCTTTAGTTTTGAATTTATAAGGACTTCCACTTAAAGTTTTACCAACTCCAGCAACCCCTTGATTGACAAAGTCCCAATACTCTGCAGCTTTACTGTCTTTAGGATATCCAATTGTAACCATATAGCTTTTACCCAAATAAGTTACATCAAAAGTCATATCCAATAAAGCACCGGTATCAATCTTCTGCTTTGCTCTTAAATTCCTTTGTGCTGCTTCAATAAACTTCTTGGCATAGGTAGCTAACAAATCTTCTACCATATCCATTCTTCCGGTTGTAGTAAAATCTTGTTTATTATCTCCTATTGTGTAAACCATTTATTTTAAGTTTTTAATCTGTTGTTGCTCGTAATCTTGTTTCGCTTTCAAATATGCTAAATCATTTAAGAATTGAAGTATCGGCATATCGTATACCTCATCTAACTTTACTCTTTCGTGTTCGGCAACAATTGCTGCTTGATAGATCCAGCCATAAGTGTCCATAAACCGTTTACCACTTTC